TAATCACCGCAAGACTAAAGGTAGCCAGCCAATCAGACGGGGTTGCTAAATACTTATTACCGCTGCTTGTAGATCCTGTAACGTTCTTACGGAAAGCAGGCATCTGCACCGTGTTATAGATGCGTTGTTCTGCAAGCTGTACAAACCTAGCAATCTGGTCAGCAGACGTAAAAGAGCCTACTGTTGCTGGGAAATCATTCTCAGCAAACCCTTTAATTGCAGAAGTTAACTGCGTGTAATTCATCCCATCTTCCCGCTAGACATTCTGCCTTTGGTTGCTGCACCAGCACCACGCATCTCAATCTTGCCGTACTTATTAACGCCCTTACCATGATTCTTGCTAATGCCATCAACGGAGATATTCATTTCTGACATATCTTTAGACCCAGTCATGCCTTTGGAAGACAGCCCTTTAGCAGAGATTGTTTTGCCTTTCATGGTATGTGGAGGAGCATAGACTTTAGCGTCTCCTACCTCTTTGCCCATTACTTTTTTAGAGTAGTTAGCCATTATCGACCCCTTCCAGCACTTTTCCGCATCATGCCTTGGTTCTTAACCTTAGCTAGATTACGTCCCATTTTCTTCATGTCCATTTGGTTTTTACCACCCATCTTGGGTTTGGCTTTCATACCAAGAACAGTAGGACCTGAGTCACCTAAATTTTTGCCTTCAGTCTTGCCTTTTTTGGCTACTCCGTCTGCGTCTTTCTTAAACATTTTCAACTCCTTATGTTGTTGTTACCGTTACACTTCCTACCAAACAGCTTGGGGCAAGATCATTAGGAGTTAGTCCGTCATCTCTAGCACCACCAACAGGGTTCCATCCCCATTGAAATATTCTACTACCGCCCTCTGGATAACCAACACCTTGTAACGTATTGTCGTTAGATCCATTTAATTGCAAACCACTTGTTCCAGATACCGTATAGCTTACATCAGGGCGTGGCTCCCGTACAGCCTGTGGGTCATCCACTGGATACATACCTAACGACAACTGCGGTTGATCTGGATCCCAACAACTAGGGCAAACCTTAATGTTCTTTATCTGTTGCTTAACAACTAACTTCTTAAGCTCCTTTAGCTTATACCGCTGACCACATCGGTCACATTCGGCAATTGCAAATTTGCCACTACTATATTTATTAGGCATAGAAGGTCGTCCTAGGAACGAACCTAGAAGCGGCTTTCTCTCTGTCCTCCGTAGAAGCCATGAGCCACTGCTCCTCGTATTCTTGCTTTAAAAATTGCACCCGTGCTTGTCCGTCTGGTAACTTTTGAGCCATATAGAAAGCCAATCCAGCCACCATACAAGGTAATAGGCGAAAGGGAATATCAGGTTCTACAGCTCCATTAGATCCAGCATCCTGTATCCTACGCAACCTCCAATACACAAAAGTATAAGGACCACCGCCAGCGTCAGGTGTGGGCCAAACATTAATTGCAGGAAGGTTCTGTACTGTTAAAAGATTGTTAACACCAGCTGTATGACCTGCGGCAGTTGTGCCGTTTTGACCACGATAGCAGTTGGTTAGTACATTTCCTACAACGTTGGCGTAACTGATAGTCTCGTTATCTATTTTGACAAATCCACCAATAGGTAAAGCACTGGCATCGCTAACCGTGATTGATGTATCCGTTGCATTAATTGACTGTGCTAAGTACACTGCGGTTGAATTAGACTGCCCTGACTGGCGGTTAAACCAGACCTGAATAGGACGCCCAGTAGTTAATTTATTGGGGATAGTCGAGTAAGTAGACTCTGAAATACGGCTGATATTAATGTCAATCTGGTTGCTAGTAACACCGTTATTCTGACGTACTACATGATCTAAAAGGTCAATTGTATTAATTGGCACTGGATAAATAGCTTGCCCAGTCACCATTGCAATCTGCCCCTGCTCAATAGTCCAGAGGTTAATACCACGGTTAGCCCACTCAATAGTCAATAGGTTTAAGGATCTGCGGGCAGTCCGCATATCGTAACCAGTACGAAGCTCTGAGCCACAACGCTCAAATGCCTCTTCAATGAGGTTATTAAGGTCTAGATTAAAAGTGGTTGTGCCTGAAGTACTCATATCTTCCTATATGGTTTTACTTTTGCTTTTACCTTTTGTGGCTGGGGCACGAACTGTTTTCCCTGTGCTTTTCCCGCCCGCTTTGCTTTTGTTGTTGCTGCGTACTCCTGCGGGCTTAGGGCTTCGATTGCCTTTTTTGGCAGGTATCTTTCCCCCGTCTCGGACGACTTCTTCCCTGATTTGGTTGTCCACTTCTGGTCTCCCCAAGCCTTTAAAGAACGCTGAGATTTTGCTAAACCACTCATTTATAGCCACCGCCAGCCGCCTTATATTTTTTAGCTACCAACTGCGCTTTACGAGCTGACCATTGACCTGCGCCAGTACCATGTGTTGCAGCTGCTTTTACCTGAGAAACAATCCGCTTACGCAAGCTGGGTTTAGTGTAATTACCCGCAGCATTGACCTTACCGCCTTCTTTATACTCAGTAAAATCAGTATCATCCCTACGAGCTTTACGCTTAGGTTTACCCATTTTAGTGGGCATAATTGCACCCATACCACGAGACGCTCTCATGCTCTAGTCTTCCCTCGAATAGCACAACCATCCGCACGTTTAGAAGCGGAGGGTACCTTACCGCCTGCTTTCATGCCTTGGTTTGCTTTTTGTGTGGCTTCCATTTGGGCCTGTTCTCTAGTCTTACGCCCCGCAGCTACTTCGGCTTCTAATGCTTTAATTCTTTCGTCTTGAGCTTTACCAGTAACACCGGTAGCGGTATCTACAAATTTATTAACCGCATCAGATACGCCAGGAATAATAGCTCCCGCCGCTGTCATTTTGGCTATATCGCCAAGATGTTTAACAACACTCATACTATTCTCCCTTTAGTTTTACCTTTAATTGCGCAACCATCAGCACGGGATGATGCACTTACTTTACCGCCAGATTTAAAAGTCTTTGGCTCATACTTCATGGACTTAATTCCACCGCCACCGCCACCACCGCCACCACCACCGCTAGGTAATCTACCCATATCTTGCAGTCTTTCGGTATAGGTGCGTGGGCTTTCAGCTTTAGTTTTTGCCTTTTGATCTTCCGCTATTTTGCTTATTTCCGCCTTAGCTCTGTCAGACTTTTCTTTATCTTGCTTTACTTTTTCTGCTGCTTTGTCGTACTCGCTAGGGCCGAACTTTTCCTTTTGAGGGTTATATTTCTCACTCCCGTCACCGCCAACTTTTTTAGAAGGGTCAATAGGCTCTATTGGCATTTAGCAGGACTTTCCGCCTTTGTTCATCTTAATCATCTTGCCCTTGGTTTTGCCTTTGATCTCGACGCCACCACCTTTAGCCATGCCATGCAAACGCTTCTCATGACCTTTAACAGCCTTGGCAGCTACCTGCTTTATCATGGGTTTATCTTTAGCTATATCTGAGTGCGCTTTGCCGCCTTTTTTCATACCAGCTTCAGCCATCTCATGCTTAATCATGGACTTGGGGGCACCCTTTTTCTTCATGAAGCCAATTTCTTTTTTAACCATCATTTTAGATTCTTTCATTTCTCCACCTTTTTTAAAAGTTTTGCCTTTGTCGGCTTTGTTAAACTCCCGCCCCACGGACTGTGGGATTCCAACCTTTTTGGCAAACGCAGGGTTATTTGCGACTGCCGCCATTAAATTATGTTGCTTTTTTGAAACACTAGGCATTTATTTTGCCTTGAATAAGTTGGTCAATTTTTGCTTCAAGTTTGTTAAAGCGTTGGTCAATATGGACCATAATTTTGTCAATTTCTGCTTGAGTGACGTTATCACGAGCCACCTCCTCACGAGTTTTGTTTAGTAGAATATTAAGACGAGCTAGTTCCGCAGATTTTTCTCTTGCCCAAAGACCCACGATTACCCCCGCCAAAGATAAAACTGCATTCCATAACATTAAAAACTCAGGGCTCATACCATCTTCCCTTTAGTTTTACCACGAATCTCGCACCCACCGCCACGAATAGAACCACCTTCTTTACAGTTCCAAGCCCGTAGAGACTTGTTAATGCGTGAATCTGGATCATTAGCCGTTTTGGCTGAAGTTAACTTACGCTTCATACCCTTCATACGGGCGCAGAAAGAATCCCGTCTTGAACCACCTTCTGGCTGAGGACGTTTGAGTCCAGGCTTGCCAGGATTAGCTGCATTGTAAGACGCACGTCCTTTAGCGTTTAAACCGCCACTAGGGTTCTTACCTTCTTTGCGAGTCCAAGCTGGTGACTTAGCCATTATGCGGCTCCTTTATTAGAGTCTACTGAACGAATTAGTGGATAAAGAAACTCTTCCCCAAAAGAACCTTCAAACTCAGTAATACCCATATGACCTAGCTTAATTGTTGGGTCAATCCATACCTCATAGCCATGCTCTCTAGCACGGTCGCAGAATGTGTAATCCTCGCCAACATATCCGTCAGGTTTAGACTGAAAGTCAAATACGGAATAGCAGAATTTATCAGGGTGTCCATTTTCAACCCGATCATCGTGGTATTTCCACTCAGGGTGATTATCAATTAGGGTTTGAATAACATCCCTACGGATCAACATAAAAGCTGTAGCAATGCGTTTAGCCTTAACCAAGCCATAAGCGTTCATATAAATACCACCATCAGCGTCCTGCTCTAATGTAGAGATATAGACACTGCCTTTTTTACGGGCGGTTGGAACACCACCTACGATACCTTTTTTAGGGTCTGTATTCCAAGCCATAAGGCGGAAGATGTCTTCGTAGTTAAAGTTAATGTCAGAGTCAATAAACATTAGGTCGGTGCAGTCTGAAGCCATAAAGTCTTTGACAATCAAGTTACGCACACGGGAAACGACTGAACATCCAGAAATATTGCAGATCTGAATTTCAACACCGTGTTTAGGTGCTTCTACAGCAAACTGCGCCATAGCAATAGCCAGCTTTACCGAAACTTTAAAATCATAAGCAGGAAGACCAAGCATGATCTTCCTACCTACCAAATTAAATGAACCCTGCGCTTGTAGTGGTTCTGACATTTTTTATCCGTAAAAGACAACTACAGAGGCTGTATTAGTAACGGTTCCATGCAAATCGGTCTCAACTAAAATGCCTTCCGCAGGAATAACAATGTTATAAGCACCAGCATTAGCAACGGCTGGTGTGTTCATGGTAAACAAAATACCCCCACCCGAACCGCCATCCCTAAAAACAACAGAACCAGCTGAGGTTCCTGGCACTACATACAGTCCTTTAATACGGATTCTACCTAAATTAGCAGGGGTTCCAGCATTATTGGTGACTTGTCCAGTAGCCGTTAGTGGTGCTGAGGCTTGTACATCAGTTTGCATTGCCATAATTAATCTCCAAAAAGTTAAAGTGGACTAGGGAAAACCCTAGCCCGCTAGATTAATTAGGTTGTCGAGAACGGAGTAGCAACAACGCCTGAACCATTTACAGTACCACGAACCATATAAGCATTAGCAGCAACGGCTACGATTTCAATCCATGTGCCAGCAACGCCACCAGTGGTGCCGCCGTTTAGGTTAATAAAATCAAAGGTATCAGCAGCCAAAGCGTTATACGCTACGAGTGCATCAGAAGAGTCGGTATCTACACCCATCAAAGAACCGATGAAATAGTCACCAGAAGCTGGGGTTGTACCAATCTTCAATGTAGATGTAGTAATGGTGGTTGGAACCCAAATAGTGTAAAGCACACCCTCGTTATTGACGGTGTTTGGATCTTGACCAGGACCAGATGTTACTGGATTGGTAGAAACATTAATAGTAGGTAGGGTCAAAGTTGTAGTAGCTGCTAATGCGCCACCAACAGAGATAATACGACCGCCATGGTCTACAGGATTTAAGGTGGTGGTAGCTGAAATCGCAATTACAGCGCCTGGACCTTGTTGATAAATACCGCCCAAAGAACGAATTGGACCTTGGAATGTGGAACGTGCCATGTTAATTCTCCATACAAAGTTGGCTTATTAATCGTGTATGCGTCTGCTGGGGCAGTTTAATAAGCGGTTTTCCCAGTTTTAAATATCTTACTACAAACAAATAAAAAAGGGGAGTTTTTGGCTCCCCCTTTTCAGCACAATTAAGCGCCTTGTGAACCCCACATACCGAGGGGATCAGACCAGCCAAAGCTGTAACGCTCACGAGACTTGTAACGAACGTTACCAGTATCGAAATCTCCGTCCATGCTGTTGCTCAAAGGGGTACGAACAAAATGCTTCATACCGTTTGGAACATCAGTACAGAGGAAGTAAGCATTTGGATCGGTCAGGTAGTTATTAACTGTATAACCTTCTGGGATCGAACCATTGTTTACTAAAGCGTTGATATCGTTGTCAGTTGTACCAACACGCAATTGAGTTTCGAGCAAACGAGTTGCAACGAACTGTAATGCAGGTGGAACAATTAACTTACGTGGTTTAGCAGCGATTAACAAACTACGCTCGTCTGTCCAAGCAGCGATCTGAATAACGGCGGCTTCCAAAGAAGTCTCGTTCAAATCAGCAGCGGTAGACTGAGTGTTGCTGTTAGTACCACCAGAAACCAAAGGATGGTTTGTCGCAAACAAAGGTACACCGTCACCACCGTAATATGCGGCAGAGTTAGTGAAACCGTTGTTCAACACAGCAGCGGCTTTAACCTGTTTGGTATAAGCCATCGCACGAGCCAAAGCCTTGGTATAACGAGCTGATAAGCTGTCATACAAGTTGTCCTCGATTGCCTCTTCCGTTAGGGAGAAGCCGAGAGCAATGGTTTCGTGGTTATAACGTGCTGTGAATGCCTCTTGTGCATTGTCATAAGCGATGGCAGTACCTTCGTTTTTGACTGGTGCAGCGCTGAAGCCTGACAGTTTAGTTTCTTCTTCGAACGAACGCTCAGAGGTCTCAGTTTCGTAGATCTCTTTGTGTTGTTCACCATACGTTGCATACTCAAGACCGAACAAAGCGTTCAAGCCAGGGAGCAACTCTTTCAGTAGTTGTGCGCGTGAAATAGCCATTTATAGCTCCTTAAGCTGCGGTTGCTACAGGTGTTGCACTGTAGTAAGTATGAACGCCCATATTCCATTTGACGATCACTTCGGTAAAAGATCCAGACGCATTAACAGTCTCTGGTACACCCGCAATAATACGGAATGGCAGAGTGGTTGTCGTTGTGTTGGTCGTATTGTAAATACCTTGGTTGGAATCACCAGTAGTGGTAGATCCAGCGGTGGTATAGAACGAAACGTTGTTACCAATATCAGTCTGTGTTAAGCCACCAACAGCGGTGCTAGAAGAAAGAACTGCTACTTTGAAATAAGTATCAGGATCATCACAAACATAAGCAACAATGTCACTAGCCACTGTAGAAGCTGGATAGTATTGCTGTTGAAGGAACTGTTTGGTAGTTGGGTTTGTAAAAGCACAGCCCAAGAAAATACCAACAGCATCGGTCGCAGAATCAGTGGTAGAAACACGGCTCAAAGTACCACCTGTGTTCAGACGCACGACATCACCATAAAATATGGAAGTGCCAGAACCTGAAGCGATGGGAATTTGACGAGTTGCACCAGCAAATACCTGACCACCGATCAAATTGATCGGCTTGAACCCATAGGGTCCGTCTACGGTAGGATAAGCCATTTATAACTCCTAATTAAGTTTAGTTACCTTTACCAAAAGTCACCGTGGATTTTTTCTCATTAAAGAGTGGCATCCGTGGGTCATTCTGGCGCATTAAATTATTGTCTACAGCGTCCATCTGATTTTCGGCTTGAACTCGGTAATGTGAATTACGTTGTTGGACGAACTCTTCTGGAGTTTTGCAAAGCAACAATCCGCCAATCTCAATATTGTCCTTAAAACGACTATTGGGATCAACTAGCAGTTGGAATTTGGGTTGTTCTTCTAATGCTACAGGCTCCCAACCTTCTCTTAGTTTCCCAGAGAGATTACGGGGATCTGCCTGATTTAGCGTTGAAGTACGAATCCATCTATACGCATACCCAGCCTGTTTATCAGGCTCAGGGAGCAATTCCGCTGGCGCCCACTGCTTAGGACGTTCGCTTGTTGCACGGGTATCTAGTTCGCGAGCAAGTTTGTTTGTTGCCATTTTAAGCCTCCAGTTTTTGCATTTCACGAGCATATTGCTCAGGGGTCAAACCAAGTTTTTTGGCAATAGCCACTTGGCTTGCTTTTAGCACAATTCTTTTTGACGCCGTGCTACGCGTTGCTGGTGCTACTACTGGTGCCGACTTGGCTTCAGTGCGCTGACTGGGCTTGTCGCCCCCAGCCTGCGTTTCTACTTCTAATTCATCCGAAAAATTCTCGGGAAATCTTTTGCGCATAGTGTCATCTATACGTTTGAAATACTCTTCGGAACCAATATAACCTTTTCCGAACTGTTTCTCAAGCTTTGCATGCGTACCCAAAGCCAAGGCAGTCATTTCTTCATCGGGTCCGTACCAAGTATTTTTTTCAAGCCACTTAGAAGTTAACGGATCAATTTTCGGACTATCTTGAGTCTGAGTCGTTTGTTGTGGTATTTGTACATCATCCTCTTCAATTTGTAAAGAGGGTTTAAAGTTTTTAGCCCTATCTTGTTTTAGGCTAGCTTCTGTTAATTTTTGCTGAGCCTCAACAATTCGATCTGGATCCCCCGAGTCATAAGCATCCCGATAAACTCGTTTTGCCATTTCTACTTCTGTATCGGCGGCATTTTGTACAGTTTCAATATAAGTCTTTTCACCTGCACTATATTGTTTCTTAAGTCTTTGATTTTCTTGAGAAACTTGTTGTGCAAATCGAATTGCCTCTTCTTTTTCCCTTTCTGCTGCTTCTTTAACTCGACGTTCGTCGTGCCAAGCCTTTTTCATCTGCTCGAGACGCATTTTCACCCTATTGGAGTAATCCATAAGGTTATCGTCATCAAGTTCTTTTTTTATTTCATCAGGTAAAGGCTCTGCTTTACGATCTTCTGTTGGAGTATCGTCTTCAATTTCTACAGCAAATTCTTCAGATTCTGTTGTTTTTTCTTCTAAATCTAAGGGTTTACCCTTAGCTTCTTCTGCTTCGTGAGGAAATTTAAAGTCATCTTTTTGAATTTCAGCCATGGTCTATCTCCTAAATAAATTTACGTTTAATTCCACGAGGATCTTGAACTACAGCTTCCACCGAGTCGTCGTTAATAATGCGAAACTCACGGTCGTGAATAACCAATCGTGTGCCAGCGTTTGGACGCACCAAAATAAAATCGCCTTTTTTACACCAAGGACCGTTAGGAAACCTAGTTTTATCTTGATAGCAATCTGAACCCATCTCAACTACAAATAAAACCGTAGTTAATAGTTCATCATGCCGACGGGTTTCGTCAGCTTTAATAAGCCCACTATCAAAAGCTTCTTCTGCTTCTGGAATTGCGCAAAGTATTCTATACCCTTGGGGCACAGGGAGTTGCTTAGCTTTTTCTTCTACTTCTTTATTCAATACTGCACTTAAATCTACTGCTTTTTCTAAATCAATGACGTTAGTCATTAGCGTTCTCCAGATTTTTTGCGAGGTCTAATAAATATGACTCAGCAGTAAGAAGGCCTCGTATCTCACCACAAAGTGCGCGGTACTCTGCGTAATCCTTAGCTGCGCCACTGGAAACGGCATCAGCTATTTGGCTGCGCTTATCTTTGTACTGTTTAAGCAGTACTTCAAGCGTTTTATCCATCAATCACCTTTCTTTTGCGTTCCTTTCGGTACGTTTAATTGCGCCTTTTTATGGGCGATGTCTGTGCCAATTTTTAAACCTTCTAGTTCCATCTTGGCTTCTAGGTCGGCTTTATCTTTGGCAACTTTAGCTCCAACTTGCATACCAGCAATTTCTTTCTGAGCTTCAATTCGAGACTCTTCAATCCGAATTTGGTCAGCTTTAGCTGCTGCATCAACTTGAAGTTTTTGCTGCTTGAGTTGCAGGTCTGCTTGCTTCAGCTGTAATTCCATCTGTTGCATTTGGACCAGTGGGTCTTGCGCCGCTTGGGCGTTTTGTTGAGCTTGAACCTCTTGTTGGTTCTGCTGCAACATTTGTTGCGCTGCTTGAGCAGCGAGTTGCGAGATTCTGACTTCCAATTCCTCTGGAATGCCTTCGTCTTCGTATTGCTCGTTATCAGGTGGAAGTTCCATGCCCATACGCATTTCCATCTGTTTACGATATTCATAAGCAACGTGCTCAGAAATATGAGCCGCCATAGCCGCACCAATTGCTTGTGCCGTTGGGCTTTGTTGAACAAGTTGCATAATCTTAGGATCTTGCATAGCTGACATATGCACCGCAATATGAGCCTGATGATCTTGATAGAGGAAAGCCTTGACGGGCTTCATATTAAGCAAGTTCATATTTTCAGTAACAGGATCAATTGGTTTCTTATCGTCTTTAGTTGGCACTAATTTTGCATAGTTTTTGATTCCCAACACGTCCAACATCTGACGATGCAATAGTGGCAAGTCATACAGCTGCGGAGCAGTCTGGGCTAGTTGTAAAGCAGCTTGATACTGCACTACTTTTTGCGACATAGTTGCCGCATTGGGGTCACTTACTGGTATGACGTTTACTTGGTCATAGTCAGACTTCTTAGCTCTACGGCTACCTTCGATTGGCTCGTAGGTATATTCATCAGGAGTGTAATCCGCAATAATTTTCTTTAAGAGACGGAACTCTTGCTTCATTGCATAGTGGATACGAGCTTGTACCGCACTCATTACTTTTAATGTTCTTTCTAATATCGCAAGCGTGGTTCCCACTGGCGAATTAGCAGACATGTCGCTAACCTTCATATCTGCTGCCGCAGCAAACCGGCGACCCTCGTCAATGATCTGATTCATCAACTGATATAAAGTCTGACTTGGTTCCTTATATGGAAGAGGCAGGATGTTATCCCGCATGGTTCCACTAGGCACATCTACGTCACGGAATTCTCCTGGGGAGATTGGGGTGTCGTCACCTTTAATCCGTAAGCCCCGCGTTTTGAACCCCCCTGGAAGATTAGAAAGAGTGCCAGCATCAACAAGCTGACGAAGAATGCTAGTACCAGACTTAGCAAAAGCCCCAATGAGGTGAATAAGACCAAAGCAATAAAAACCAAAACCTGGGATATAACCGTAATGAACGAAGTGGTTACGTTTCGCATGTGTGTCATCATCTGGCTCCCAGTTCCGTCGAATTGCAAGAACATTACTTGTCCCTTTCTCAATAGTTACCACATAAGGAAGAGCAATACCCGTTGGCTTGCCGTCATCATCTTTGTGCTCGTGACCGGGGAGGTCTAGGTTGACGTGCATCTCAAGAAGTTTGAAGCGATCATCCGATGTAGCTCTAAAGCCCATTTTCTCCGCAATCTTCTTCTCTACTTCATCAAGCGCATTAACAGGCTCACCTAAATCAACTTCACGATAGAAGCCTGCAACTTGCAATTTAACTAGCTCGTTCTTGGTCTTACGCATCACGTGCGTGACACGCTCGGAAGTTTCTATATTGCTAGCGCCGTAAGGGACAACAATGTCTTCTGCAGGTACAAATATAGATGCTTGACGCTCTAAACCTGGATCGTAGTACACTTTTTTAAACGCATTACCTGAAAGCCCTAAGCCCCATAGCATGCGCTCATGCTCAGGACGATATTCCTTCATCACATCTGTAAGCTGGTAGTTCATGTCATCTTTGACACGTTCTGCCGCATCTTTTTTCTCTGGTGTCTCACGCCCGATGATCTCAATCTTTACAGGACCTGCTGCTGGAAACGTTTCCATCATGGTCTCAGACTGAAACTTAACTAATGCTTCAGAGAGGAGCGGATGGTACACACCACAGGCGCCTTCCCATGGTTCTGTGCGCTCTTCAATCTTCATACCAAGAAGTTCTAGACCGTCAACATAAGTCTGCATCCAGTCTCTACGAGAAGAGATGTCATCATCAAAGTCAGAAATTAATTCAGAGGCTAAGGACTGAAGGTCTTGTTCATCCATGTACTCTGCTAGGTTTACAGAGAAATCCTCTTCAGACTCTTCGTCTGGTTCAATGCGAATACTTAAAGGTCCAATACCAATCTCAACTGACTCGGGGTCTTCAATAGCAATCTCAATAGGCTCTTCCTCTATGGCTAACTGCTCCATACCTAACGGTGCTTGATATAAACCTTTTTCAATTGCCATAATTTTGCCTTATACGTTGTAATACCCTTTGTGCCTACGGGACCTGAATGCCATCGGCTCGTCTTCATAATCAGAATCTAACTGCACAAAGCCGCCACGTCTGAATCTTAACAGGGCTTGCGACATACTGTCCACTAAGTCGTCATGTTCGCCTGAAGGGAAGCTTGCTACTTCTTCTACTAGCTCTTCTGCCCATTGTGTCTGAGGAACCCAAACTCTTCCAGACGCAAATATATCTGCCACCGCATTTAGACGGGCTATCTTGTCGTTACCCTTAGTTGGTGTGAATTCTTGGACAGGAATACCCATTGCCCGTAGCTCAAATACTAGCGGAGCCCCGGAAGCTTTAGCTTCCACGATAAGAGAGTCTGGTTCCCATTCTCTCCACTCCTCATAGGCTTTTTGTTTTAACTCTGGGAACTCCATACGGCGTTTGAACGCATTTAATAGGATGATATTGGCGCTAGGAAGTCCTACCGCATTGTCTCGATAGAACACACCCCACGTGGTACAAGCCGAATAGTCGCTCCGCTCGGTCTTTAAGAACGCCGTATCCCAAGATTGGATGACAAACTCACAGCTAGGAGGGCTGTCGTCCTCCCAAATCTGCCACCATTCACGTTTTATGATTGCCGAGACGTCAGAAGTCGGCGCTTGCATGTACTGAGCCTGCCATTTACCCGCTGGGAGCTCGTTTTTAAGGGCTTCTAGCTCGTTTTTGCTCCAAAACTCAGGCCAAAGTGGCTGTCCATCATCAAAAATAGCTGGAAACTCAATAACTCTCCACCCTTCGCCCTCTCTTTGGGCGTCCGCCTTGATAACTTGACCCGTTAAGTCCTTCTTAGACCACCGGGTCATCACGATGATGATGGACCCCCCTGGTTGTAGACGCTGTCTTGGACCAGATGTGTACCACTCGTAGGTCTTATCGTAGATTTCTGGGTTCGTTTCGCTTAATGCTGCCTCTTGTTCTGAATGCGGGTCGTCAATAATGAGAATATCTGCGCCCTTACCAGTGACCGCTCCGCCAACACCGATTGCAAAGTAATCTCCGCCCTTATTAGTCGCCCAACGACCTGCGGCTTTGCTATCTGCTTGGAGCCCAACCCCCGGAAATATTGACTTGTATATGTCTGAGTCGACCAAATTACGGACTTTGCGTCCGAAGCCCACAGCGAGCTCAGCGGTATGGGAGGTTTGAATAACTTTCTTCTGAGGAAATTTACCCAGAAACCAAGCAGGAAGGAGGTAACTAGCAAATTCAGATTTTGTATGCCGAGGTGGCATATTAATAATAAGTCTCTTACACGTTCCATTTGCTACCTCCTCGAATGCGGCTGCCATCTCCTTGTGGTGGCGACCTTCTATGAACACAGGCCAGACCTTCTTCACGAACGCCATGAACCTTACTTGGGCTAACTCTTTGTTTTGAAGCTTCTCTAATAACTCTAGCTCTTCTGCCAGCTTTAGTTGCTCTGGCTCTGAGAGCATGGGGAGAATCTTCGGTATATCTTTAAGAGATATGGTGTCTAGGAGGCTACTCATATTTATTTTTAATTAGCCCTCACTTTTTGCTTTCAGACTCGTCTACCGTATCTTGTGCGCTTACTTCTACTGGAGTACCCATATCAACGATGCCTAGTACATCATCTAGATTGTTCGCATTTACTGTGTGCTCCGGGGTAATATCCCTGGCATTTAGTAGGCGCTTGACCCGCTCCTTAATGGCTTCCTCTAAATCGGATGAGTTTTTGTAGGTCACGGTTACTTCGGAACGTTCTGTAAATAAGGCTATATCGGAGTGCTTGCCTAGGAGCTCGAGGGCTTTGAGTTCAAACCGGGGGTCCCCACAGTTCGCTAGCTCTAGTAGCTTATTGGTAAGCGCCGCACGAACGTCGCTCATCTCGGCGGCTATACGTCCGCTATATACACGCAAAAACTCTCGTGCAGCAAATGCAACGGGTGGGCTGGCTAAGGCTGCTTTATCCTGAGTCTTCACGGCTTTATCTATGAGACTTGCCGTTTTTACTGCGTCTTCTTGAGTGATCTCAGGTGGCGGACCTAGCTGGTCTAGGAGGTCTTGGGTGTTGGCAACGACTGCGAGCTCTTCCGCAAAAGACGACGTCTCTACATCCGCCGTGTCGTACGGAGGAGGAATGTCCTTGGTAGGCTCAATATTAATTGTCATTGCAGGGCGTTATTGCTCAGGGGTTGCGCTCCAGTTCCTCGCAATATAACACAGAAAATAAAAGGAGCAATAGGTGGGGTACTAATGGGTCGTAGTTGAAGCATGTGAAGCGATCAAAAAAATCCCACGTTCCCCCGTGCTCACGTGAAGAGCAAAAAAATTATATTGGAAATATATACCCCCCGGGGGGTATGCAAATAAAAAAGATAGGGGGTGGGTTCTTAAGGTACGTTTTGATGCCAATCTGTGGATATTTGAATAGGGGGAGGGGGGTTAAGTGCGCCAGGTGTAAGCATAGGGAGTTTTTTAAAACGAGGTATCTAACGTGCAGATTAGTGAGTATATGTGGACTGATACTTCTTTTTTTAAATTTGGGGTGGTGGGGTTGCCTGGTTTGCCAGGGTCTAACATTGTTAGGGGTAGGGTAATTAAAGTTTCCAAAGAGTTGAAAATGTAACACAAAATGCTGTATAATAAACCTATGCAGACAGAAAACAGTTTGCATCTGACTAGGCAGATTCCTAGGTTTATTTAATAAAGGGTTTAATCATGGAACTAATCAATCGTGACAATGGTGCAGTAGCTGAACTCATTACAGCTATCGAGCAAGCACGTCAAGCAGTAGCCGAGGGTTTGCGTGGTGCATATGGTGCTAAGGTTGCATATGCAGGTTTGCTCAATCAAAAATGGGCAAGCTTTGATTGGTTTGAATTGCAACACAATGATTCAAGCGACGAAGGTAAAGCAGTACGTAAAGAGAAAGAGGCATTCTATGAGGTCTTAAAGGGTGAGCAACATTCAAACCCCCACAAGATCTGGGGCGACATTCGCAAGTATGCCAAGACTGATCGCTATGGCAAGCCAGTAGTTGAGGGCGAGCAAGGTGGTGAGGGCGAGGGCGAGCAAGGTAGTGACAACGCCAAGCATAATCGCTCACCCCAGTTGCGTAACCTTGAAGAACTTACAGCATTATTTAAGTTCAATCGTCGCCAAGATTCATTGAGTGACGAGCTCAAGCAGTGCCAAGCATATATCGCTAAGGCATTGGAATCGTTAGGTGTCGATATCGGTATGATCGGTGACTAACACCTAATGCAGTAATCACAAGCCCGCCTAGTGCGGGCTTTTTTTGCCCTTGCCCTAACAATGTTAGGGCTTTTTTGTTTCCATCATTTTCCAAAAATGATAGTTCTTAGAAGGGTGGTAGTCCTAACCCGATTTTTCCCAAGTTTTACCTCGCTGGGAATGATAGTTCTTAGAAGAGTGGTAGCCCATAGGGCAACCCTAACAATGTTAGGGCTCTTGCAAAACTTTTCTTATAATAGAAGCCTTTGAAATCAAGGACTTGCGTGTATTATAAGAAAACCAAAAACAAAATCTTATAATAGAAAAGCCTTTGGAATCAAGGACTTACAAGCGTTTTTGGGGGTATTATAAGAAAACTGAAAAAATTGAGTGAGCAGGTCAGAAAAAGAGCCCTTGACGCTAATCTTTCTTAAATTAGCAAAAGCAGATTCTCGGGGGGGCTATACTTTTTTTCTAATTTTCTTATTTTCTTATATTATTATCTTTTTAGACCTACAACCCTTATACCTATTCACTTTTATATTATAAGAAATATTGTAAGAAAACCTCTCCATTTTCTTATATTACCCCCAAATTTCCTTATATTACATTCCTATATTGTGTTATCCCCTGCTTTACCCCCGTTCCTAGATTTTTAATTTTATTTCCAGAATACTTGATTTATCCCCTATTTTGTGTTATACTATACTTGTAGTATGAAAAAATGAAAAAACGAACACAGACCTAACAATGTTAGGGGAAAGGCAAAAGATGCAATCACAGTATTCACTAGCAAAGCAGGGTTCAGTTAGACCCATAACTATGTTGTCAGGTGCGACTTGGTATCGTGCATCTCGTTTCTTTTTAGGTAATTTTGAGTTTCAAGATTTTAAGAATGAAGACAATGCGAAAGCATGGGCAGGGATTTAAGTAGAAGTAGGAGTCAGTTAGGTTCTCCAACCAACCTAACAATGTTAGGCAGTATCTAAAACAAGGAGTATCAAATGGAATTTATCGCTAATCAAGAAGTAGAAGTAATCGTGTCCCAAAAGCGTCAAGGTGCAATTGACGCACAGGCTAGCACTTATGGTGCTAATGTGGAATACGCAGGGGCATTGAACTTGAAGTTCGAGTTCGATTGGTTCGAGTTGCAACACAACGACAGTTCGGACGAGGGCAAGGCAGTCCGCAAGGAAAAGACTTTGTTCTTTGAAGGACTCAAAGCAATCGGGCATTCCAACCCGTCCAAAGTTTGGAAAGATGTGCGTGATTACGGCAAAGAAAACCGCTACGGCAAACCCGTTGTTGATGCAACGGCAGAGGGTAGCGAAGTAGAGGCAGAGGGAGATGCGAAGCATAATCGTTCCCCTGAGTTGCGGAACATGGAGGAGTTGATGGCTCTCTATAAGTTCAATCGCAGACAGGAGTCCCTCTCCCCCAAGATCACCAAGGTGCAACAAAAGATTGGTGAGGCATTGCAAGAGATGGGAGTTGACCTGCATATGATTGCAGACTAACCTGCTAACCCCAACCCCCCAACCAACCCTGCTACGGCAGGGTTTTTTATTTGCCCATGACCTAACATTGTTAGGTCAGATTTTTTGTCATTCGGCTCTTGCCGAAATGACAGTTCCGAGAAGGGTGGTAGCCCATGGGAATTCCCTAAAAGTGCGTGGGAACGAGGGCTCAATTCTGCCCAGAAAACTTGATCTGGCCACTAAATTGTGTTATAATATAAGATATATATGAGAATAAAAATTCGCCCTCATTTTATTTTTTGCAACCCCCTAACAATGTTAGGTCTAACAAGGAGATGTAATGGATTATTCAGTTGGTGATTTTTGCAGGGTGTCATTCACGACACAGGGCACACAGGTTCAATGCAGTCGGTATAACTTGCAACCCGTTATTCACCCCTTTGGCACAAGCGTTCATGCTTTGACCAATGGATTCTTATTTCGTTGCACTTCTTTGATTCAGGGGGTTTTATGAAGTTCATGGATAGCGACATCTTTGCAGTTGCTTTAATTGTGTTCGCAGTTTTGTTTGTGTTGGTTCATGTCATTTTGTATTTTTCTCGCTAGGAGACCTAACAATGTTATACGGCTTTGATTGTGAATGTGGCGAAGAGATACCGATTGGCAGACTTGACCTAGGGTATACGACATGCCTTAGTTGTGGCGATAAGGTGGCAAAGCGTGTAAAGCATATTGTGCAAATCCCATATTCCAAGGGTGCGTATCAGTATATTCACAACCCCCAAGACTTATGTTTTACCAACCCAAAAAGGACAACATGAAAACAACATTGGCACAAGTCAAAAAAGACATAAACGCATACATAAAGTTAGTAAAGAAGGAACATGCTATGTGGGAAAAGCGGTGCAAGATGCACGAGAAGGAACTATTACGGCTTGCCGAGGTGTATATAAAACTAAAGGAAAAAGCATGAGTGAACCAAGAGAACCAAGTTTTGAAGAGGACTTTGATTGTGATACAGAGCCCTTTGAGCAGGTAGATGTAAGCCTACTAGATATAGCGATAACCAAAGGGCATGCATATGCACAGGGATACAACACCTACATAGGCAGAATCGAAGATCGAGAGGGCTATCAGTATCTTAAGCAAGGGTATCAAGATGGATTCCTTGCAGGGTTTGCACACAGAATGGGAGGTGGGCATGGCGACACACTATAAAGGCATGCGGATAGCAGAGTTGCTAGACGAGATTAAGGAGTGGCAGGTGATCCTAGAAGTGAATAAAGATGGGATCGAAACGGAGGAGGAGTTCGTCAAGTATGTATGTGGCGAGGCGACTCTTGCAATTATGAAGGGT